GTGCGGTCGCCGAACTGCTTGAAGTCCTGCCGGAAGCGCCACGCAACGTCGCCGGGGATGTACAGATTGAACGGGCCGTAGCGTCGGTGCTGAGTCTCGAGCACGCGGACCATGTTCAAAATGTCGTCGAGAATTTCCTCCGGCGTGTACGTCGGGTCGGACCAATCGCCCACGGTGAGCGTGGCGCGGCCCGGGAACGTCGTGAAGCCGTAGATCCGGTAGACGTTGCCCGCGGAAGGCGAGGCGCCGAGCGTCGTCCCGTAGAACAACAGCCGCTCATTCGTGCGCGCGACCGCTCGGGCCGCTTCGGTGCCGGTCGTGACGTCGAGCGCCGAGCCACGGGTGCGCGAAGCGAGGAGCACGCGCTCACCGATCCGGAACGGCTTCTGAATCACGGGGATCGGCACGCCATCGAGGTCGAACAATTGCCGGTCGCCCTCGGCCTGGCTTTCGCCGTCCATTGTGATTTCAGCGTCGGTGATTTCCGAGCTCTTTTCCCACTCGGAGATGATCACGCCCAAGCCGCCCACGTTGAACGTGAGCCCGGCCGTGATCGCGTCCTGCACCGCGACGAGCCGCTCGCGGTAGCTTTCGATGACGTTGTCGTCCACGCGTACCCACTCGTCCTTGCGCAGGGTCGCGTTGACGTGGACCGGGCCGCCGAAATATTGCTTCTGGAAAAGCGGCTTGCCGTTGGCGCTCAGTCGGCCCGTGGGCACGAGCACGTAGGCGCGCGAAAGGTCGTCCTCGAGGATCGGCTGCCGCATCCGGATCGCATGAGCGGACAGCGCGACTTGCGCGCCGTTGACCATGAGGGCCGATCCAATCGCGGCCACAAGTGCATTCGGTCCCATCGTTGTCTCCTCGCTTGCCTAAACGCCAGCCGCTAAGAATCGCGACCCGTGAACACTTCCATCTTCACGCGGCCCGGCGATCCCGTGGTCGTCACGTCCTCGAGCGCCGTGCCCACGAAAAAGTCCGTGTTGGCGGCCGATTTCACACGGCCGTCGCCGTTGCTCGAGAGCGATTCGCCCTTCGTGATCGTTTGCCCCGCCGCGAGCACCGCGTAGACCCACGAGCCTTGCGGCAGAACTTCGGCGAGAACTTGGTCGTCGATCGAGTAATCGTCGTCGATCCCGCGCCCCGTGAGGTCGTACTCGAGCGCGAAGCACGGCTGCGCGACATTGCCGGACGCGTTGTGCGGGATGTACTTGTTCGCCGCGTCCACGACGACGAGCATGCCGGGCTTGATCGCCGCGGCGGCTACTCGCTCGATTCGATTGCCGCAGCCGGCCAGCACGATGGTTTTCGGGGTCGTTGCGCTCGTCATGTGCGTCTCCTCAGTTGGCCCGGACTACTGCGCCTTCGCGGCGGCGGCTTTGATACGGCTCAAGGCGCCGCCGCCGAACGGCTCCTCGATTTCCGTTTCCGCGCCGCGATGCGCGGCCGCGTGGAAGCCGGCGGCCCCGCTGTAATCGACGGGACGGATCGAGGCCGCGTACTTGTCGAGCGTTTCGACGCTCATGGCGTCGAGCTCGGCAGCGCCGAATGCGCACGCTTTGTTCGCGAGCACTTCGGACTTGAGTGATGCACGTCGAACGGCGGCGTTGATCGCATCGCCGGACAATGCCGTGGTGACTGCGCTCGTGATCATCGTTTGGAGCTTCCCGAGCGTGAGCGGTTCCTGGGAAGCTGCCGCTGCGGCGTCGGCCTCGGCCTTCGCTTTGGCTTGCGCCTTCATCACGGCCTCCTCCTCCTCTTTCTTTTTGCCATCGGCGCCGTAGTTCTTCTGGATTGCCTTGATCCACGCCGACAGACCGGCCAGTTGCTTCTCGCTCATTTTCTCGAGCTCGGCCGTGTCGATGTTCGCTTTGATCTCGGCTTGCTGATCCGCGGGAAGCATCGCGATCATTGCGACTAGGCCGGCGGCGAGGGTTTTCACGTTGCTCATGGTCGGCGGCTCCTGGCAGTTGCAGTCGTTGGGCTTGAGTCCGAGAGCCCGCATGAGCGTCGACAGTGCGTTCGCGATCGGTTTGCGCTCGTCGTTCACTCGTGGAGCTCCGCAGCCGTCCGCAATACTGCACGCGCCGGTATCACCTGGCAAGAGCGCAACGTGGTCCGGTCGAATGTTCACGTGCTTGCGGTTGTAGGGTTTGCCCTTGAACTCGCCGTGCGTCAGTAGATCGTCGGCGAAGTAGGCCGTTGAAAGTTCGATCATTTCGCCTTCGCGCATCGCGGCCAGAAGCGGCGCGAAGCCGAGCGAATCCATGCGTTGCTCGTCGAGCCAGAATTCCGCCTTGAGGCTATCGCCGTCCATATGCGCGCCGAAAACCGTGCCCGCGGTGCGCTCGAGAATGTCCGGAAAGTTCGCGCTGATGTACTTGCCGTTCTCTTGGGGATGCGCGATCGGAATCGGCCGGCCGTTCCACGCTTCGGCGAATTTGCCGAGCTCGTCGGCCGTTACCAGCGCCTCATTCAGCACGCCCTCGACAGCGAGCACGGCGGGCACGACCGTGTGCATCTTGCCGTTGAAAAGTTCGCGGCGGATCGCAACGGCGCCGGAGAATTGAACGCGTAGATGGTGGACCTCGACGTTCGCTTTCGACTCGCGATAGATCGAGTGACAGATCGCCGCGGCTTGTGCGCCATCCTCGGCGGTGCCCTCGTCGATCACGATCGGAACGCAACGCGAGACGAAGTCGTTCTCGCTTTCACCTTTCGACGGCCGAGGCATGCGCGTTCCTTGTCGGGTCGATCCAGTTGAGAACTACGCCGCTGCCCCCGACCACTTTCGGCCGCCACGAGCAGCGACAGTTCGGATGGAGCGGGATCATATTACGGGCTTCGTCGATCTCAAAGACCCGGCCCTCCATTGGCTCGCACAAGTTACACACGAGCTCGTCGCCGGCCGTGATCCATTCGGCCTCGACCTCGACGCCCTCGATGCCCGCTTCTTGGTAGGAATTGAGCGTGGCGTCGGCGTGCGCCGCGATAACCTCCGTGCGCGCGATCACGCGCGCGCGCGTAATTCCGATCTTTTCGACACGATCCGCGAGAATCCGCGCGAGTTGTCGCGGGTTTCGACCTTCCGCGAGCCCTTGCGCGAGTGTTTTCGAGATTTGCCGGTCCATTTCCTGAGTGACGCCATTGAGGGCCGAGAACACGCGGGTGTATATCTGCCCGACTCGATCGGCGTGCACGGGCCGATTGAACGCGCTCGAGATCCACGACTCGGCGACTTTCGCGCCAGCGGCCCGGAGCCGGGCGCCGGCCTCGGCGATCCCGCGCTGGTACGCCGTGTCGATGTACACGTTGGCCCACGAGGTACGGGCCGCGCGCTCGAGCGGGAAGCCCTCGGCAACGCCGAGGATCGCGAAGCGTTCGGCATCCTTGAGCCAGCGCATAAACGCCGCGACCTTTTGTTCGCTCCTCGGGAAGTCGAACCGCGGCCGGTTCACGTGGAACGCCTCGCGAATCGATGCCGCCTTGAGCCCTTGCGGCTCGAGGTTGAAACCATCGAGGTCGACCACTTGCTGCTCGATCAATTCGATTAGCCGGCGGAAGCGTTCGACCATCGCCGCTTCGAATTGCCGCCTTAGCGTAACTGTCCGGGTCGGGTCGCGATGCCTTCGGGCCTGTATCGTGATCGGCGGCGAGGATCGATCGAGCATCGCCGCGGAAAGCGCGGGCGGATCCACTCGCCATTCGTGGCGTGGTTTATGACTCATGCGATGAGCTCTGCGACCTCCACGGCAATGTCGAACGAATCGCGGCCCGTTCTGGAAGCCGGCGATAAGTTCGAGCGGTGATAGCACGGGCAGTCGGCGTAAGCGTCCATAGTCCACGCGCTCGAGAGCTCGAGCACGTAGCCGCGGCCGACCGCATCGAACACGATGTCGAACGCCATCCATTGCGTTTCGAGCTCGGCGGCGACGAGCTTGGCGAGCTCGAGCGCGGCGCGCGCACGCCCCGAGGAATCCCCGGCGATCCGCAGCGGCACGTGCTGGCCCGATCCCGAGGCGAACGGGGTGCCGGGGCGGTTCTCGCGCACGAGCCCGTAGAGAAAATCCCCGACCACGCAAACGCGATAGTCGCGCGCGTTGCCCGCGATGAAGTCCTGCCAGTAGACATAGCCGCGCTGATGCCGGCCGTATACCGAGGGCACGCCGGCCCCCGAGAACACGCGGTCGACCTCGAGGCGCGCCTGCTCGGTGTTGTTCACGAGGCGCACGCACTTGCTCGCCGAGCCCTCGAGCGCCTTCGATACGAACGGGTAGCGCATCACCGTGAGAGCTCGCAACGCCTCGGCCCGCGAGGTTGCGTAGATCGTCGGCGGGAGCCACGGCCCGAGCGGCCGAAGCTGCGCGACTTTATCGTCATACCAGCGGGCCTCCTCGAGCCGCGGGAGCGTGCGGTGCCCGAGTTGCGCGAGCTCCTCGACGAGCGCCTTCGATCGCTCGCGCTCGCCGCCCTGCTGATCGAGGCGCACGAACGCGAGGCCCGGCGAGGTCGGGCGGCCACGCGTGAACAGCGCGACATTGTGCCCGCGCTTCTGAGCGGCGACCGCGAATTGCCGGCCCCATCCTTTGCGATCGTCATAAGCGTGGAGCCGCGCCGGCCGTTCTCGTCGCGGCCGGAGCGGGCGGCCGTCCCACGAATCGCGTACCCAAGCCCAGGGCACGTCGCGCGACCACGGCTTCACCGTGCCGGGATAGAAAACCATGCGCGCGCCTCGAGGCGGCCCGACTTGCAACGACGGGTACTGGCGCACGAGCCGCGGCGAATAGTGGAACACTCCGTCCGCCTCGGCCCACGTCGGCACCGCTCGAGCCCCGAGGAGGAGCGACAGCACCGCCTGATCCGAGCCAATGAATCGCTTGCGCGCTTCGCCCGCGATGTTCTCGGGAGCCTCCATGAACCGAGCGTAGATATCGGGCCGCGCGCCGGCTTTGAGCATCACGAGGCCGCCGTTGTAATGCGCGCGCGCGCACGTGCCGCGGTAGAGCTTGAGCGGGGCCGAGTCCGGCCGAATCCGGAAAAGATCGTCGACCGAGCCGTGGAACGTGACGTCGACGTCCATGCTCACGAGCCAGTCGGCGCCGTAGCGTTGTGCCGCGTCGGGCCGGAAAAGATCGAGCCGGCGAAGGCATTGCGGCGCGCCTGTCGATTCACGCCAATGGCGCACGGCCACGTTCGGAAAGTCGGCCGGCAGCGGAATCACCGCGATCGAAGGGTCGAGGCCGCCCGGAATGTTCGTGACGCACGCGAGCTCGACGTCGGGAAGCGTGCAGTGCTCGCGGAAGCGGCGCGCCCACGTGTTGACCTTTTCGGCGTCGAATCCGTGACGGTCCGGTTCCTGCCGCCATAGCCAAACCATCGCGCGCGTTTTCATAGGTGCTCGATCCACTCGTCGTCATCGCGAATTATGCGCCGAGACCGTTCCGCCTCGAGCTCGTCGCGTGCGTGCTGCGCGTTTACCGCTGCGACGATCCGCTGCAGCATGGGCAGCCCGGCCTCGATCGTCGGGCGGCCGAATCCATTGCGCGACGTGAAGCCTTGCGTGCTGATCGTGTGGAAGGGGATCGGCTGCGCCTTGGGCTCGTGCCGGCGCTTCATGATGCGTCGGAGCCAGCCACCGCCCGAGACCGGCGGCGCCGGGCCTGGCCCCGGTCCCGGCCCAGGGCCGCCCGTGATCGTCGGCACGCCGAAAAAGTCCGGATCTGCGAAGCCTATGGGCGCAATGGTCGCGTTCAAGGCGACCGTGCCGAACGCGCTCACATTCGCAAAAGCCTCGGGCCCGATCGTCGCGTTCAGCGATACCGTGCCGAAGGCGCTGGCGTTGGCGAAGCCGGCCGGCGCTATCGTCGCATTGAGAGCCGGAGTGCCGAACGCGCTTACATTCGCAAAACCGGCGGGCGCGATGTTGGCGTTGAGAGCCACAGTGCCGAACGCCGAGACATTGGCGAAGCCGTTCGGAAATATCTCGCCGCTCGCTGCCTCGAGCGGGACGATCCACGCTGGATCTTTGGCGGTGAGTGTCGGCGCCCACCATTTGCGCCAGCCGTCAGGGTTGCCCGGCCCGCCCGCGCGCTGAATGCCCGCGCGCATGGCGCGCTATCCGTGGACGGCCGTGATGCCGGCGTTATAGGTCGTCGCGCTCGTGGAGGGCTTCATGACCTCGAGCCACGCGAGCGCCGCGTCGTCGAAAATTCGCACGAGGTTGAACGCCGTACCGATGAAGTCGTAAAGCGTGGTCATGTTCGCGAGCGGGCACGGCATCCAGCCGAGCGGGTGCCCAATCACGAAGTTGATAACGCCCGTGGCGACAGCGGCCGAGCATTGCATTTGGTCAAGCTGTTGAATGCCCGTGTCGTCCGTCGCGAGCGGCGCGAACCATTGCTGCGCCGGGTGATCGAGGCGCCGCACGATCGCGGCCGAGTTCCCGGTCAAGCTCGGGAGCGTCGCGCCCGTGTTGCCGGCCTGATCGGTGTACAAGCAAACGGTCCAGTTGTGCGCGGTCGCGGCGAGCGCGGTGCCCCCGACCTCGACGAAAAGGAAATTCCCCTCGGCCGAATCCTGGGCGCCCTGGGTCGTTGATTGATAGCGCGTCGGGACGCCGGTCACGGATTCCGTGGCCGTGGAGTTCATCGTCTTGTTCACACCGAACAGCCGGTCGTACAGCAGCAGCGTATTGCCCGCGTCCTCGCACGAGACGTAGCCCGCGACCAAATGCCGCGTATCCGTGCTCACGTTGTCGAACGGCATCGCGCCGGTCGTCGCGTCGGTCGGGATCGTGCCGCCCGGCGCCGCCGCCGAGTTCGCGCCGGCCGCCGGTTGCGGGCCTACGCCCCACAGCGAGTTCGTGACGCCCACGACGCCCGTGGCCCCGGCCTTTTGCCAGTGGAACTCGCGGCGCTTGCCGGCGGTCGCTTCGGCGATCAGATCGGAAAGGCTCGAGAATCCCCCAAGTTGCCGCGACAGAATCGCGAAGCGTTCGGTGCGTAGGCGCCGCTCACGCCGGAGTATCTCGTCGGCACGATCGTAGGCGCACGCCAATTGGCCGCCCTCGATCGGCCCGACAAAATCGCCGCCACGCGCGGCGAACACACGACCGGGCACGCCCATGAGCGCAATGGGCGGCCCATACCAATCGCGCATCGCCCTCGAGACGTGCGCGACGTTGCGAGCCCCGAGCCAACGCTCGAGCCGATCCGAATGAGTGTGCAGGCTCACAGAGCGAAAATCCGATTCGCGCCGTTATCCCAAACGACCGGGCACACTTGCGACGCCTCGGGAGTGAACGGCAAGCCCACGGCACTATCCACGTAGGCGAGCAAGCGCGCGGTCGCGTCGCTGCCCGTGTGCTGGAAAATGATCAGCGCGTTGCACGCGCTTCCGGCCGTGGCCGTGATCGTCGTGTCGGCTGCGTCGAACACGCCATCGGGGAACGCTTTCGAGCCGAGCGCCGCCGATCGTCCGTTGTCCACGGCCCCGAGGTCGGCGATAAACGTGTCGGTCGGGTCGAACGTGTACGTGCTCAACACGAGCATCGCCCGAATGTCATCGGTCAGAATGTTCGGGAAGGCGTAGAGCTCTTTCGCGTTCGGAAAAATCGCGCTCATTCGTCGCTTTCCTCCTCGATCACGTGGTCGATAAAGCCGGCGGCGTTGCGCACCGCCGTTTTCTTAATTCTGCGGGGCCGATCGCGCTCGCGGATCAGCGGCACGATAGTTTCGCGCACGGCCTCCGAGACGCTCGTCGCGACTGTAGTGGCGAGCTCGCGCAACGTGTTCGTGCGTCGCTCCTCGGCCTGGCGCTGCGCGTTCACACTGTATTCGATGATGTGCTCGGCGAAGTTGTCGTCGAGCTCCTCGAAAATCTCGGGGCCGAGTTCGATGCCGCCGCGGTACGGCTCAAGCTCCTCGACGTTGAGCTCGCCCACGTCGTAGGTGAGCGTCACGTGCGGCTGATAGGTCGCGTAATCCCACGAGGCCCCCGCGCGCTTTATGTCCTCGTGGCGCCACGCAAGCGACGAGCTCGCAAAGTGAAGCACCACGGCACCGTTCGGCCCGAGCGCCTCGACTACTCGGGGGCCGCCCGGAGCCACGGACATTTCGCCAGCGGCGTCCGAGTCGAACGCCTGGCCCGCCTTGATCCAATCGACCGGGCTGCGGCTGTAGGCGATCGTGACGTGCATCGCTTCGCCGAGCGTGCTCTTGAGCCCTTGCTCTTTCGCCCAACGCTCGAGCGCGCGCCAGTTTTTCACTTGCCGGCGGACGTACAGCGGCCGCGGCGTCGCGTTCACGATCGGGCTGGCCGGGGCCCCATCGCCGTTCGTGGCGGGAGGATCGCCCCGCCGGGCCTGCCGATGTTGGTCGAATTGAACGACGACCTGATCGTCCTCCTCGGGGAGCGGCGCCGATCCGGGCGGCCCGTCGACCACGTCGAGTTGTTCGGGCATGAACTCGGATTCCTCGTCCTCGCCGAGCCAGCGCCGGAACTCCTCGGTCGGGATCACGAGCGAAGCGCCTGGCGAATTGGCGTAGGCCGCGACCGCCTCGGCTTTAGTCTTTGCGATCGTCGCGCGCTTTTCCTCGCCGAGCGCGTCGGACTCCGACCAAATGACCTCGAACTCGCCGCCCGGCGGTTCCGCGAGCACGCCGAGCTCGATCATGCGCGAAACGAACGGGGTAATGATCATCGGCCCGGCGAACACGGTGCGCCGTTCCGCCACGCGCGCGGCCCAATTGTTTTCGTCTTGCTCGCTCGAGAGCTCGCCACGCTCGGAGCCGACGAGGATTCGCTTCGGGATGCCGGTCGCGCCCGCGATCATGTCCAATTGCTTGTCGATGTTTTGCGATGCGTCCGTGCCCTGAGTCGGCGCCGCGAGCATTTGCGGCTCAACGCCGCGCACGCGAACATCGCGCCGCAGCCCGTGTTGCGCCTCCTCGAGCTCGGCGGCCATCGCCGCTTTTTCGGGCTCGGTCCATTCGACGTCGGAGTCGGCCTTCCACGCGCGCATGCCGCCGGCATTCTGCCAGTAGATTTCGGCCGATCCGCCCAAGAGCTTGTCGAGGTCCATGAGCCGATTGAAAACGCGCTCGAGCCGCGGCACGCCGAGCGAGCGGTCGGACATCGCGCGCTCGGCAACATGCAGCGTTCGCGAGTGATGCACGTTGATCGACTTGACGCCGCCGCCCGATCCTGTCCACTCGACGCCGCTCGCCAAGAGATACGTTTCCGGCGTCCCGTAGCGCGGGTCGCGCGGTTCGCTGATCCACTTCGTAATCGAGGCCGAGAACTCGCTGTGCGGCGTGAGGTACAAGAGCTTGTGCTTTCCGGTCACGGGTTGCGTCGTTGACTGACCGCCGTCGAGGCCGAACATCAAAACGCCGTAGTGCCCGATGCCCGTGAGCCGATCGAGCCGCGTGAGAACGCTCCACAATTGGAATTGTTCGGCGAATTTCTCGAACTCGAGCTGCCACGGCGTATCGGGCTGCGCATCCTTCGGCTTTACGACCGGCGCTTCGCGCCACGTCGCGTCGGGATACGCGTCGACGATCCGCGCGGCGATGTCGCCTCGAGAATAGACGTCGAAGAACTCGCCGACCGAGAGCGCGCGAGGGTAGCCGAAAATCTCGTAGAGATCGCGGTTGCCGCCGAAGTGCTGGCCCGCGAGGAGCGAGAGCGCGTACCGGAACGTGCGTCGCCAGAACGGTTGCGTCATCGTGCGGTGCCTCGAGCGGTCGGCCTGGCGCTGAACATTACCACACGCCGGCCCGCTTACGCTTGAGCCGTTGCGACGGCGCGTAGGCCATCATCACCGCATCGCCGTGATTCGGTGAGGCGATGCCGTCCGGCACCTTGTCGACCTCGATCTTGCCGGCTTTGTTGATCGAGTAGACCGGCTGCGATAGTTCCACGATCACGCGCGAAAGGTCCGCGCAGTCGGGCGCTATGCTGATAATGTCATCGGGGTCGAACGGTAGGCCCTGCAACGCGCGAACGGTTTGCTGGAAGCGAAACCGCAGATCCCACCAGCCCTGGGCCTTGGCGTTCGCGAACATATCGCGGTTGCGCCGATCGAGCGGCAGGCCGTCCGGGCCGCGGACGAACTTGTCGGCGTCGACGAGGGCCTCGCCCGAGGCGCTCCCGCGGAACATACCGACGTCGATTACGGGCGGCTGGCCCTTCCCGCCGCGGCCTTCGTTGATCTTGCGCGCATCACCGCGCACTCCGGCGCCGAGGCCGTCGCCATCGAAGTCGAGTTCGCGCACGCCACGAAGGTCACAGATTGCAAAGGCCCGCTCCGTGGTCTCGAAAAGGTCCTCCGTATCGGTGCGCCCGCTCCACGCTTGCACGTGCTCGAGCAGGATGCCGTAGCGGATCGCGAGCGCGTTTTTGTCCATGCCTCGATCGGCAACGTCGAGAGCGGCGCGGCGAGATCCGGACGGGGTTATTCGGAGCCTCACGTGCGCGCCGATCGCTTGCTGTACCCATGCGGCCGGGATGATCACGCCTTCGACCGAGGCCGTGTAGCTGATATCGATTTCCTGAGCGCGAGTGATCGGGTCGAGTTTCTCGCATTGCTTCGCGTACCACGCGTCGTTCTTCCGCGGGTCGTCGCGCCAGTGGAACGTGAACACGTCGATGAAGCCGCTATGCCGGCGCTTCGCGAAACTGTTCGCCATGCCCTTCACGCTCGAGGCATCAATCCGGCAATCCGTGGTCGAGGCGAGCGACGCGTCGACGAGCTCGGGCCGCTCAAGATGCGCGGCCTCGTCAACGAACACGATCGCCTTGCGGCCGCCACGGCCGATGTTGTCACCGGCTTCGCCCGTGACGCTCGAGCCAGTAGCCGGGAACGTGAGCCGCATGTGCGCGCTGTTTTCCTCGAGCGACCAGCCGGCCCTGAACTCTGCCGGCAGATTGCCGAGGAACATTCGGGCCTTGTAGAAAAGCGTGTCCGGGTCGCCCGATCGGTCGAGCTTGTCCTCTTTCGAGGAGCCGACGCCGATCATCATTTCGTGGCGGAAGATACAGAGCGTGCAGGCGAGCGCCATCATGATCCACGAGGCGCCGACGTCACGCGACTTTTCGATGATCCCCGGCTGCCCCGAGCGCCAGTGCGCAAGAATCCACGCGATGAGCTCGCGCTGCTTCTGGAATAGCACGAACGGCATGATCGAGGCGCGGCCCTGAGCCGCCACGCGCGGGTCGACCGTCACGCCCCATCCGGAAATGAAGTCGGCCGGGTTGTCTCGGTAATACTTGCGGAGGTTCGGCAGTCGGCGCGGATCACGCCGGAGCTCGGAAAGGCGCCGGCCGCGTTCGTTGAAAATCTCGGCCGGATCGGGCGCGCGCCAATCGTAGGTTTTCTCAAGCGGGTCCACGGATCACTTGCCGCTCACGAGCTCGAGGTACGCGCGCGCGGCCTCCTCCTCGGTCGCATCCTCGGCAATCTCGAACGCGATCGGCTTGCCGCCTGGGCCGATGTGCTCGCGGCGCGCGGCCGCGGCTCGGAACTCCGGATGCCGGCGGTCGAGCATGTGGACCAGGCACTTGTCGGAAATGTGCAGCCGCTCCTCCTCGGTCACCGTGGTTTTCGTAATCGTGCCGTGCTCGTCGGTCTCGACGACCGTGCGCTTCGTTTTGACCGGCTCGCCGATCGTGGCGCGGCGGGCCTCGATCGCGGCCACTGTGTCATTGAACCGCGCCTCGGCATCCTCCCATTGTTCGGCGAACTCGGGGTCGTGCTTTCGCTTGTAGTAGAGCCACACACGGCTCACGCCGATCGACTCGGCGCACGCGGACACGTTGCCGTTCTTCCCGAGTTGCTCGAGGAACAAGCGGCGGCGCTTTTTCGTGAGGGCCTTTTCGCGCGGCATTACGGCGTCGTGGTCTCAGGCTTCGGTGCGGGTTTCGGTTTGCGTGTACGCTTCGGGGCCGGCGTTGGCGCCTTCGCGGCCCGATCGCTCACGACCTCGCGATAGGTCGGGCCGTCCGGAGCGTTCAGCCGCGCTTCTATTTCGCGGACCTTCATCATGCGCCCAATGGTCACGTCGCACCACTTGGGCTCAATGTCCACGGCGATGCAGCGCCGGCCGAGTTGATCCGCGGCGACCATCGTTGAACCGCTCCCGCAGAACGGCTCGAGCACGACGTCGTCCGGCCCCGTGGAGTTCTCGATGAGCTCGCGCATTAGCTTCACGGGCTTCGCGGCGTTGTGCTGGCGCTCGAGGCCGGCGGGCCGATCGTGGCGCAAGATGTTCGGCTTGTGAACGGGCCGCACGCCGACCGCGCGGTGCCCCATCGCGGTTTGCGGCGGGAGCTTCGCGAAGAATGCGACGAGCTCGTGCGTATTGGCGTAATTGCTCCCGAGCCCCGAGCCGCCCTTATCCCACACGAGCAAGTTGCGGAGCTCGACCGTCTCGACGCGCTTGCGCATCATGGCGAGCGTTGGGTAGCTGCGCCAGTCGCAGAAAATGTACGCGTGCCCGAACCACGGCAGATAGTCCCGCACGAGCCGAAGCACGCCCTCGAAAAACGGCTGCACCATCCGATCGTCGGCAATGTCAGATGCCATCCCGGTCGCGCTTCCATAGATCGCGTAGGGCGGATCGGTCGCGATGCATTGCACCGTGTAGTCGCCCACGAGCTCGCGCAGCGATTCGCCGTAGAACACGTCGAAGCATCCAAGGCGGTGCCGGCCGATGTGCCACACGTCGCCGGGCCTCGTGATCGGATCGACCGGGATCGTGCCGAACTCGTCCTCGCCCTCTTGCCCTGGGTCGGCTCCGGGCTCGGCCTTCGCTGCGCGGCGCCGGACGTCGCGTTGCTCCTCGAGCGTGAAGCCCGCGAGCTCGAGCGAGAAACCCGCCCCGAGGAGCTCGTCGAACTCGAGAGCCAGCGTCTTGTCGTCCCATCCGGCTTTTTCGGCTAGCCGATTGTCGGCGATCACGTAAGCCTTCGCCTGGATCTCGGTTAGGTGATCGAGGCGAATGCACGGCACGAACTCGAGGCCGAGCTTGCGCGCGGCGAGCACTCGAGCGTGTCCGGCAATGATGCCGGCGGCCTCGCCTTTCGGATCGGTGCGGATCAGCACGGGATTTGTCCAGCCGAACTCGCGGATGCTCGCGGCGATCGCGGCGACTTGCTCCTCGGAATGCGTGCGGCTGTTTCGTGCGTAGGGAATGAGCCGCTCGATCGCAACGCGTTCGATTTTCTCGGGAGTGATTGCGCCCTCGGGTTTCTTCGCCATTGGCTCCTCGGCTCAAAGTGTAAAGGGTTGTTAAGCGCCGATGGTAACGCGACGGTGCGCCGAGCGCACGCGGCCTCGGTCACGCTATGGTGCAGCGCGCGCGATTCTGATAGCTTTTTCGGCTCGTGGATTCCAAAACGCGCAAGGGCTTGATCTGGGCGGGCTCGATCGTCGGGGCCTTGAGCGTGATTTGGACGTTCGGTGGCAAGGTCCACGACGCCGTGTGGCGTCACGTTGACCTGTACGTCGTGAGCGAAGTCGAGGCCGCCGAGCTGCAAGCCGAAGTGAAAGCCGCCGCGGAAACCGCGACACAAGCGGCCGAGGCCGTTACGGCGATCGCCTCGCAATTGTCGGACTACATCGAACGTCAGGATCTCAAGGAGGAGCGCGGGAACCTCGAGCGATTGAACGGCGAGCTTACCGAGACGCGCCTGTGGGAATCAGCGAACGGTGAGAACGCGATGAGCCGCGCGCGCAAAGCCGACCTCGAACGCCGCATCGCCGAGACTCAAGAGCGAATTCGCTGCCTCGAGAATCCCGAGGCGAACGGCTGTTGATCTAGCGGGCGTCGTAGGAACAGCGAAGGCTCATAACCTTAAGCCAGCGGGGTGCGATGCCCCGGCCCGCTTCCAAACTTCTCCGGCTATTTCAATTGTTCGCACTCGAAGCATTGCTCGAGGCGAAGCACTTCGGCGCGCGCGCGATCGCGCTCGGCCTGGGCGCGTAGTTCCTCGGCTGCCGCAAGGCGGCGCTCGACCTCGAGGCGGTCACGATCAAGCTGGCGCTGGTGCTCGGCTTGGGTGATGTACTCGGCCCAACAATCGTCGTCGCGGCGCGCCTTACTCCGGCCCCCGCCGCCTATCGGGACGCTGATCCCGACCGAGTTCACGTAGTAGCACGGCGCGGTCGGCGCGGCTGCACCGATGAACGTCGAGGGCGCCTGGTGCTCGCTTTCGATGTTCGAGACGGCCGAGGACGCGGATTCCGCGGCCGCGTCGGCATCGGACGTCGCGTTCGCGTCGGCTTCCGCTGCAGCGTCGGCTTCCGCGTTCGCGTGCGCCTCGGGCGCGGGATCGGGGGTTTTGCCGCGGTCGTTCGCCCATGCGGACGACGCGAGGAGGAACGCGAGGGCGGCAGTATATGGCAGTATAACGGCCCGATTCATGGGCCGCGATACTGACGCGCTCTCACGCGATGTGCAAGCCTAGCGGCCGATCATCGCCGCGGGAACCTCGAACACGTCGTAGCGGCGGTGCGCGGTTTCGATCACGGTCACGAACCGGCCGTCCTCGGCTCGGTGTACGTTCCAGTCCGGGCTGTAGCAATAAGGGCGCGGAATGTCCGTCTGTCGCGGGATCGTGGCGACGTTCCAAGCGCGGACGCTCGCAAGATAGCGGGCGCATCCGGCGTGGCTCGTGATTCGCTTGATTCGTTTCAACACTTGGGCTTTCCTCCGTGTTCCGTCTCGCCTGGGAGCCATCCCAGGCACGGGTAAAGGCATCGCTCGAGCTCGCCACGCCAGCCGTGACGCCGGTCACAGATCCAGAGCTTTCGGGCGGATTATGGTGATTTGGCGAGCACGAGGAGCCGCGGCCGGCCGTGGCCGCCGGCCGTCTCGCCGAGCTCGTGCCAGCCGGCTTTTCGGAAGCACCAGCCGGGCTTCCCGATTGCGCGCACGAGCGAGGGCGCCACGTATGTGTAGAGCGTGCGCGGCCCCCACCGTAGAAACGCGAAGGGCTCGGCGGCGAGGATCAGCGCCGATGCTTTGAGCGGGCCGTTCTCGCGGCGGAATACCGCGCAGTTGACGCCGCCCTCGGGCGCGAGCCGGCACATATCGCGGAAGCGTCGCCACACGAGGAGCGCGTCGACCGCTGGCGTGAGGAGCGCGACGTACTCGCCCGGCCCACTGATTTTCGGCGCGGTGCTGCCGCGGCTCGAGTAGTGGCGGTTGTAGATCGGCCGAAGCCTCGGGTCGCCATCGCGGACCGCGATCCACGGCGAATCGCCGAAGTCGAGCAACGGCTGCGTCACGCTTTGAGCGCCGGTCCCGGTTCGATGTTCTCGAGCAACGACGCGAATGCGGCCGGGATCGCGGAGGTCGGCACCTCAAAGAAACGCTGCCGCCCGATGAACGGTATCGGCCGGTCGAGCTCCATGCCGAGCGCTCGGCGCCACGCGAAGCGGCCGTCCGAAAAGTCGCCGCATAGCATGTCGCTCTCTGTGAGCTTGACGCGCAGCGCGGCGTCGCACGGCACGCAAGCGTCGATGTATACGGCTCCGATGATAGCGCCGAGCGGGAACGGGCCGTTCTCGAGGCCGGCCTCGCGCAACGGTTCGGCGAGCCACGCCCGTTCCTCGACGGTCGGCGGCCGCTTCGCGGCGTGGACGAGGAGCCAGCCACGATGATGCGTCGGCCAGTGCCGCGTCTCGTGTTCCTTGTCGCCGACGACCCAAAGCGATGCCCACGGCTGCCACATGCTTATCGCTTTCATAACCGGCTACACGTCGGGAGCGCGACGAGGTAGCCGCCATCCCGCAGAATTCGCTCGCAGCGGTGCGTTTCCTTGAGCAAGTCATCGAGCCACGCGAGACCGCCCTGGAATGCGAGCGCGGCCCTGAGCTCGGCGGCGTCCGTCTCATAGTTGCCGGGCTCGAAAAGGCAAAGGTCGTCGACCACGATCACGTCGCCGGACAAGTCGCGATGCTCGCGGATCACCGAAACCTCGCCAGCGATCGGCACGAGCATGGCCGGCGACTGCTCGGCCACGGTCATTGGCAGGGGATCGAGACGCCCGCTTCCAGGGAAGTGCGCGTCAAGAAACCAAAGCACGCGCCGATCGAGCGCGTCGAGCTCGACCGCGATTTCCTCGAGCAAGTCCGTCGAATCGCCCCAATAAAGCCGAACGCGCGGCTCGGTCGCGAACACGACGCGGTTGCGGTGATACGTCTCGTGGTCGATTTCGATCGACCGAATATCCACGAGCTCCGGCACTTGTAGCGCCGCGAGCAAGCTGTGGCCGTGGCCCGTGCCGGTTTCCACGAGCGCGTTGAGCTCGTGAGCTCGCACGAGGCCCGGCAATCCGAGCCGGGAAAGCGTTCCCATTAGTGCGCCCTCCAATCGAAAAGCCGCCCCTGTGCGTGCGCGGCTTCGATCCGCTCGCACGCTTGCTTGTACCAGCACCACTCGCGCTCGATCCCGAGGAACGGAAGGCCGAGGCGCGCGCACGCTACGCCAGTCGTGCCCGTGCCCATGAACGGGTCGACGACGTGCCCCTCGGGGTGCATCGCAAGTTTCGCGAGGAGCCAATCCATAACCTCGACCGGCTTCTGGTACGGGTGCCCGGTCGCGACTGTATCGCGATTCAGGCGCGGCGTGCTCGCCTCGAGCAAGTCCGTGCCGCCGAAAAGTTGGAAGCCCTCGGCCGATAGCACGACGATCGGCTCAACGGACCACGCGACGCGCCCCGCGACTTGTGGCTTCGGGTCGCGCTTGCGCATGTAGAGAAACCGGCATTTTCGGTACCCGGCCTCGGTCGCCGCCGCGAGGAGCTCGGGCATATTGGCCGGCGCGTAGAACGTGAGCACCGGGGCCGGCGCGACTTCGCGGAGCCAATCGACGCTGCAAGCATCCCACGGTTCGCGCACGAGAGCCGCGGCCGGGTTGCTTCCCAGGCCCGATTCCGGTCGACGCCATCCGCCGGTTCCGTAGGGCGGATCGGTCACGACGACGTCCTTTGCGCGATGCACGAGCGTGCCGAGCATCCCGCGGGAGTCGCAGCAGAAAAGCATCGCCCGGCCGATCCTACGCGAGAACATGGTCGAGCTTGCGGCCGATCCACGCGAGCACGGGCACGGCCATCGAATTGCCGAGCGCCGCGTAGCGCAGCGTGTCCGCGGCCGGCGCGATCGCTCGCCGCCGTTTCGGGCGGTACGGGATCTCGGTGAAGTCATCGGGGAATCCCTGCAAGCGTTCACACTCGCGCGGTGTGAGCCTCCGAACCGCGACGTCGGAGACCATCGCCCTCGAGGCGCCGCCATCGGCGGACCGCAACGCCGGGCTCACCGTTGAGAGCTCGAGCGCGAGGCCCTCACGGTCGCGCATGGCGAGAGCGACGGCGGGCGGCTTCGCGCTCGAGGCAAGGGCGGCCGTCTCGGGATCGCACGCGGAGCGGTTCTCGGGGTGCGTCAATTGCGTTTCATCGAAGCACGCGACCACGTTGCGCAGCCGGAAGTTGTTGCCCTCGTGCGTGTAGTTCCGCGCGTTCATCGCCGTCAACGGCTCGGCGATCTCCTCGACGATCACGTGGTTGCCGGTCGCCTCCTCGGCGCCCGTTCGCGGGCCGGCTCCGTGCGAGTTCGAGAGCAACGGCCCCGCGACGAGGAGCCCTTCGCGGCCGTCGCCGCCACACGGGCTGCTACCGTCGAGAGCGCGCGCTGTAAGTGTTCCGGAAGCACGCGCCCCCGGCGCTCGGCGCGGCGGATGATCCCCGCGCACGCTTTCGCGCTCAAGTAGTACCGGGGCGCGATCGTGCCAGCGTCCAGAATCGACGAGAGCGAACAAGCGTTCGCGCCGCTGCGCCACGCCGAACCATTGCGCGTCCAGCACGCCCCACTCGAGGAGGCCGATCTTGCCGAGCGCCAGCCCTTCAGTGTCCCATCCGTCTCGGGGCGGCTCGAGGTCGGCCCCTGCCAGCGTAGAAACCACTTGAGCAAAATCTCGGCCGCCGCGGTTCGTGAGCGCCCCCGGCACGTTCTCCCAAAGAGCGAATCGGGCGCCGCAAAAGCGTCGTGCTGCATTGAAAAGCCTCGCGTAGTGGAAGAACAACGCCGAGCGCGTGCCCTTGAGGCCGGCGCGCTTACCCGCAACGGATAGATCCTGACACGGCGTGCCCCCGACCACGAGGTCGAGCGGCCCGAGCTCGGCGATCGCCGTGCTCGTCAATTTCGTGATGTCGCCCAAGTTCGGCACGTGCGGCCAATGATGCGCGAGCACGGCCGAGCAATAGCGGTCGTTCTCGGCGAAGGCGGCCGGCTGCCATCCGAGCGGCGCCCAGGCGATCGTCGCGGCCTCGATTCCGCTGCAAAGGCTAAGGTAACGCATCACTCGCCGCCGCGACGATTGCCGCCAGTCGTTCGAGCGCATGGAATTCGGTCATTTGATGCCAGCGCCGATCCTCGAGAATCGCGACAGCCTCGCATGGTGAGAGCCCGCCGCGTTCCCGTAGCCTGGCGAGGCTTTGCATGTGATTCCGCTGCGCCTGTTTCTCGTGGCCGGCGATGATTCGCCACGGTAGCGGAGCCAATTTCACCGTGCGGAATTGGCTCACGATCGGCATGGGCGCCTCGTCACGCATCGGCCAAGGCGCGCTCGCCCTCCGGCGTGAGCACGTAACGCGAGAAACGCGGCCCCGTGAACGGTTCGTCGGGCTTGTACGGCACCATGAGGTCGCGCAGATACCCGCGCGCGCGTAGGTGCCGGATCACGTTCACCGTGCGCCGCGGGTTTTTCGGCGCTTGCAACAGCGCGAACTCGGTCCACATGGCCGGGCGCTTGAGGTCGCGAAGCCGCTCGAGCGCGAGGCGAAGGGCGGGCGGCAGTCGCTTGCTCGGCATCATCGGTTCCCGAAGTCGTCGCGCGGCGGCGGCAGCGGGCCGCGACGCAGCGGAGGCCGCTCGTCGCGCATCGTTTGGCGTTCGATGTCGGCTTCGACCTCGCGAATGACCCAATGCGCGAGCATCGGGTAGGCCCACCAGCGTGCGCGCGGGCTCGGGCCGCCTTCGTCGCCGTAATCGTTCACACGAGCTCCACGTGAACGCCGTAGATTGCGCGCACGAGGGCGCGCTTGATTTTCGAGGCCGGCGTATCCACGCCCTTCGCATCCTCGACGTGCAGGATGCCATCGGCGTCGAGGTAGCGGAAGTCGGCGCGGTAGATCATCGGGCGCCCCGAGTCGTAGCGCACGACGCGGCTCGCGATTTCGATCGGGTAACTCGGCTGCCGCTGGAGTTGCATGATCTTGCCGAGGCGCTCAAGCGTTAGAAGCTGCTGCCATCGCCGGGCCTCGCGCTTCGAATCGAACTTTTCGCCCTCGATCGTGACGCGAGTCGCCCCGTACTTGTTTCTTTTTTTTCTCGGCCAACGCATTGCTGCACCGCTCCGCTATATGAGTTCGGACGTAAGCCGCTTACCAGCGTGCGGCGCCGGTCTCCGAGCCGGCGGCCCCTTTCTCGGCGGCATCCGCCGCGGTGCTCGAAGGGCTTCCCGGTCGGCGCGTCGCAAAAACCGCGCCGAGAGCCGCCCCATCCCTGTCGCGGGCCGCGCCCGCGGATCGTCCCGCGCGGCGGTTAATCACTTGGGTTGAAACGCTAAAAGCGCGGCCCGCTTGCCTCGAGTATAGCGTGCGCCTAGCGCATCATGGAAGCGGCCAGCCGCGCGAGTTCCGCGGCCGGCGGGGCGGTCGGCGTATCGACTGGCAGATACGGGGCCTCGGGCGCGACCCAGGCCCGCGGATTCAAGGGCACGATCGGCCGCAAGGCTACGCATGGCGTCCGGAAATGGTTCGCCAAGATCGTCATCCCCGAGATAACGCCGATGACCACGCGCGCGTGTTGAATGATCCCGGCGACTTGCGGGAGCGACGTGCGCCCGACGAGGTCGACCACTTTACCCGCGACCGAGCGCGAGAAATTCGCATCCCACGCGGCGCCGATCAGCGTCGGCGGGGCGCCCGTGATGATGCCGAGCTCCTCGATTAGTGCGCGCCAGTAGTCCGGCCCGAGGTTCGGAGCCCAGGCGGCGTTTACGCCATCGCTCGAGGCGTAGACCACGGCGCCCGGAGCTCGCCCCGGCGCGATCGTGTTGACCGGAAACGCCAGATCCGGCGGGCCGAGCTCGGGGAGCCAATCGGCGAGCATCCCGCCACGATCGAGCACGCCGTTCGGCCAAAGCGTCGTGTGAAGCCCCGCGTTGTTGTAGTTCGAGTAGCCAACGGTGAGGCATCCCTGATCGGGGCGGAAGGGCCGCTCGGCGGTCGCGGTCACAAGCTGCGGCACCATTTTCGACCAATCGAGCGCGCGCGTAAGGCTCGTTTTCTGCACGTACATGGTGAGCGTGTGCGCGCCGTAGAGCCGGCGGATCGCCGCGAGCTTGGTCAATACCCAATAGCAGTCGCCCACGCCCGGGGGCGCGCCGATGCGGACGTGGCGCGCGGGCCTTATATGCTTCGGGAAGAAAGCCACGCTGCGATCTCCTCGAGCACTTGCGGGGGCTCGAGCCGGGGGACGATCTTGAGGTGCGGCGATCGGAACGCGAGCCGGTTTTGCCGCGCGTGCGGTAGGTCGGTTTGGTGCCCGTCGTAGATCGTCACTTGTGGCACTCCGAGGTAGCCGGCGAGCACCGTCAGGCCGTTCTCCGGGCCGAGATAAAACCGGCACGCGCACATGAGCCGGCAAAGATCGAGGAACGGCCGCCCGAGCTCGCGACGTCGGGCGGACGGCAACGGGTGATCGTGGCGAGCTCCCGTCTGGACGACGATCATTTGGCGGCCTAATTCCTGGGCGGTAGCGCACCAGTTCACGTAGCCCCACTCACGGTTGCCGCGCTCGGTGAATTTCGAGTGCGCGACCATGAGCGCGTAGGAGCCGCCACGCTTCCACGCGAACGGCGCCTGAGACGGTCCAAAGATCGGAAACAAGTCGGGCTCGTAGCGGATCGGCAAGCCCGTGATGTCGCCCCAATTGATCGCGGTCGACTCGAGATACGAATCGGGCGGCCACTTGCGATAGATGAGCTCGAACGCCTCGTGGTACGGCACGCGCGGCTGGCCGATCCGAAACCGGACGTCCGATGCGCGCCACGCTTGCGCGGCGATGCCCTGGGGATCTCGGTGTCTCGCCCATAGCTCCACGTCGGGCCGTTGCCGGTTGACCATTTTCGCGACGGCCAACGCAAAGAGCCAATCGCCGAAACCTTGGTAGCGGCGGCTGATGTAGACACGGGGGCCGGTTACGACGCGATCCCGTAGGCGACGATCTTGCCCGGCACCGGCCGATCGACGACCCACGGCCGGAAGCCGCTGCGGCGTAGGAGCTCGTGGAGTGCCTCGTCGGTGAAGAACCACAAGTGCTCCCGCTTAAAGTGATGATCGCCGACGCCAGCCGGCGCGAACACGTCCGGCACGTCGACCACGATCACGCCGCGGCTGCACAATCGCGCGCGCGCGCGCTCGAGCTCGGCGAGCGGGTCGACCAAGTGCTCGAGAACATCGTGGTAGGTGAGCAGCGAGAACTCGCCGTCGACGTCGTCGATCGTCCCGTGTTGCACGGCGTCCCGCGTCATCGTTGGGTCGGGATCGACGCCGAGCGCCGGGAGCTCGAGGCGGCGCAAGTAGTCCACGAACGCGCCGTTCGCGGCGCCGACGTCGAGCGCGCGGAAGTGCGGGACCTCGAGTTGCCCGTCGAGGATCGACCGATAGTGCGCCCATCGGACTTGCGCGACGTGGAGGTCGTGCGCGTAGCGGTCGCGGTAGGGCACGCATCCCGGGTGCCGTTCGGCGTTCGCGTGATAGGCGCCCTCGTATTGCTCCTCGATCGCGGCGCGCGTCTCGGTCGTGATTTGATGCAGCGTCCCGCAATGCTGGCATCCGGCCACGGGCAGGCCCGTGAGCGGCGCAGCGAATTCGCGGAACGGCCCCGCGGAGCCGCACAAGCACCGCACGATCAGTCGACCCATGATTGCCCCTTGTCCGAAGCGGGGCGGCCTGATTGCCGCCCCGCCGTTCTAGTACGCCCAGGCGGGCCGTCGTGTTGGGGGCGGTGAGCCGATCCTCGCCGGTTTGCCCTGTACCCTCGCGGGTTTCATAACAGGCACCGCCCCGTTCGTGTATGGCGAGACTGTATCGCATTCAGCCGACCGGCGGTAGTTCGTCATCGGGCGGCGAATCGTCGTCGTCGAAGTCGATCAGCAGCCGCGCTTGGTCGGGATCGCCGCGAATTGCTTCCATGCCCTGCACGTAAGCGTCCGGCGATGCGAGCACGACCACGACGCCGCGGCCCGCATGATCCGAGAGCGCGTGCCGATACTCCGACGACGCCTCGAGCGAGAGCGTGCCCTGCACGCCCTTGCTCGTGAAGGCGACCTTCTCGAGCGTCGCGTTCGCGTGCGGGAAGCCCGCGACTATGATCGCCTCGAATCCGCGCCGGATCGCGCCGCGCACGGCTTGGCCGAGCCGTTCAATCGTGGCGTTTTGTTGCTCCTCGGTGAGCACCGAGAACGGGACGCCGATTTTCTTGAGCTCCTCGACGATCACCGAGAGCACGTCAGATCCGGCCCCGGTCGCGGCGGCGAGGCGGTCCCGCTCCTTTGCCTTGTCGGCCTCAAGCTGCTCGCTCAGTGTGTCGGGGCGCGCCGGCGGCGCATCCTCGGGCGGTTTACTTTTTCGC